CACCGTGACCGCGTTCGCGCCGACCGTCGCCGCCGAGTTTGGGATCGAGGCCGTCGCCATGTTGGGCCGCGCCGGGCAGAACTGGAACCCGAACGTCCGCAGCCGAATCCGCAGCGAGAAGAACGCGACCATTTTGTGCCGCGATCCGCAGGGGCGGCGTTGGCTTGCGTGGAACGCCGACGAGTACAAGGAGAAGATGCACAGGGCGTGGGGAGCGGAGCCGGGCGCGGACGGCGGGCTTTCCCTCTTCGACGGCAACGCCAACCACTACCGTTTCGCCGTCCAAGTGGCGAACGAGAAACTCAAGGCGAAGACCAAGGTGAAATCGACGGGCGACGGCAAGGAGCGGTACGCCTACAAGTGGCAGACGAAGAACCCGCACGACTTCGGCGACTGCCTTGCCATGTGCTACGCGCTTGCTGGCGCGGAAGGTTTGACAGGGGAAGGAGAAACCATGCCAAAGAAAAAGACGCGCCTCGCAATCGGCGGCAAGATCGTCGGCGCGGGAACGCCGCAAGCCGAAACAGGAACGCCGCCGCCGGAAGCGGGAACGGAAAAGCCCGAAACGGGAACGCCGCCGCAGCTTACGCCAAAGAAGAAACACCGCATCGCAATCGGCGGGCGGCTTTACTGATCCGAAAGGAACGCAACATGGACTACGACACCCGCGACATTTTGCCCGACGAATACCGCAACCGCGAGGAACGCCCGAAACGCCGCCGGGATTTTGACCGCCGCGCTAATGGTGAGGAAAGGAACCTTCACCAATGGCAAGACAATTCACAGACCGCGCCGTGTTCGACGGCGAAACGCTGACGGGGACATGGACGGCCCCGGACGGCGCGACCGCCGTTGTCGTCAAACTGGCGGACGGCGTGAAGAACGCCGAAGTCGCCGCGACCGATAACGGCGACGGCACATGGACGGCGACCGTGACCGCCGAGACGCTTGCGGGCTTTTCAGGCGCGACGCGATGGATCGTGTACGCGACCACGGCAAGCGGGACGGAGGCGATTGCGTCCGGCGCGGTTTACGTTCGCCCGCTTGTTTCCAAATACCGCGCCGTTGTCGCCGCCGTCGAGACGGCCCTCCAGAACTACGGCAACAACCCGAACAAAAGCATAACCGTCGGTGACCTTTCGATCACCTACAAGGACTACGCCGACCTTCTTTCAATTCTTGCCTACTGGCGCAGACGCGCCGAAGAGGACGAGACTGGGCAGCCCAAAACCAACGGGCCGAAATTCATGAAAGTGAGGTTCGTGTGATTTTCAATATCTTCAAACGCGCGAAGCCGAAGCCGGAACAGCCCGCGCACAACGGACGGCTCGTCCGCTCATTCAGCGCGGCGGAGGTTTCGCGCATTCTGGCCCCGTGGAAATGGGACGGCGGTTTTTCAAATACGGAGATCGCCGCCGCGCTTGCGATTATCCGCAACAGATCGCGGGACATGGAGAAGAACTCCGAACACTACCTCCGTTGGCTTGACCTTTTCGTCGCGAACGTCGTCGGGGACGGTTTCAAGTTTAAGCCCTTGCCGGGCCGCGAGACGAACGTCGAGAAAGTGGACGCGAAAGCGGCGGCGTTCCTGTCCTACCATTGGTGGAAGTGGACGACCGACCCCGAACGGGCCGACGTGACGGGCCGCAAGTCGTTCGCGGCCATTTGCCGATTGTGCGCGTCGAATTGGGCGCGGGACGGCGAGGCGTTTGTTCTGATCGACCGCGCCGCCCAGAATGACTACGGCTTTTCGTTGCGCGTGATCCGCCCGGACGCGATAGACGAGACGATGAACCTCAACGACACGGCGACCGCGATCCGCAACGGCGTCGAGGTTGACCGCCGGACGTTGCGCCCCGTCGCCTACTATTTCCGCGCCGAGCGCGAAGACCCGGCGGCGGCGTTTATCGGCGGCAAGCCTGTTGTGCGCATACCCGCCGCAAACGTTCTCCACCTTTACACGCAGCACGACGAAACGCAGACGCGGGGAATACCGCTCGGCCATGCCGTGCTGAAGAAGTTGAAGATGCTCGACGAGTACAACGTCGCCGAACTTGTCGCCGCCCGCGACGAAGCCAACACGACGGGCGTCTATACCGCGCCCGCCGGACAGGGCGGCGAAATCGGCGAGTACGATGACGACCAATCCGCCGCGCTCACCATGCCGAGCGAACCCGGCACGAAGATCATGCTCGAACAGGGATGGGACTACAAGACGGTCACGCCGACGCACCCGAACCGCGAACTGACCAACTTCAAGAACTCCATGCTTCGGGACGTGGCAAGCGGCCTCAGCCTTGAGTACGCCTGTTTTGCTAACGATTGGGCGGGCGTTTCGTTTTCGTCCGTCCGCGCCGGGACGCTTGCCGAGCGCGATCATTGGCGGACGCTACAAGCCCAGATGATCGAACAACTGGTTGCCCCCGTCTTCCGGGCGTGGCTTGCGTCGTTCCTGAAATACCGCGCCTCGTCGCCGTACTTGCCGAGCGACTACGCCCGACTTGTCGAGCATGAGTTTCGCGGGCGGACGTGGGAGTGGGTCGATCCGATGAAGGACGTAAACGCCGCAGCCGTCGCAGTTGCCCACGGCTGGAAGACGGACACCCAGATCGCCGCAGACTACGGCACGGACTACGAAGAGAACCTCGCCGAGCAGAAGCGGCTGAAGAAGAAGAAAGAGGCCGCCGGGATTTTGACCGATCCGCTAAAGGTAGAGAATACCCCGAAGACGGGAAAGGAGAACGATGAAGAAAAGAATGATTGACAGGCGCGTCCGCGCCGACGAGCCGAAGGACGACAAGCGCAAGTACCGCGCCGCCGAGTGGATCGTCGAGACGCGGGAAGTTGGCGAGGGCAAGGATAAGAAGACCGAGCGCGTCGTGCGTTGCTCGATTTCGTCCGAGACGCCATACATCCGCCACATGGCAGACCCCGAAAGCGGCGAATGGGTGAAAGCGTTAGAAGTGCTCGGCCACAAGCCGGGGGAGATCGACGACACCCGGATGCGTGACGGGCTTGTCATTCAGGACACCCACTACGGCGAACAGATCGGGATCATGGACAAGCCGGAAGTCAAGGACGGCAAGATCGTCGGCACGATCCGTTTCGGCCACTCCCAAAAAGCGCGGGACATTGAGGCCGACGCCCTTGACGGCATAAAGCGCAATATGTCCGTCGGCTACATCGTGAACGAGTACAAGCGCGACGGCGTGGACGCGAAGACGGGGCTTCCGATTTTCCGCGTCACGAACTGGACGCCATACGAGGCGTCGTTTGTGAACGTCCCCGCAGACACCAATATCGGCGTTGGCCGCAATGCCAATACCACCGAGAACCGCAACGACGGCAAAACCGCCGAGGCGGGCCACCCTAAAACAGCAACAACCACGGCTCCCGCCGTTGGAGAAAGGCAAACAACGATGAAACTGACACCTGAACAGCGTCAGAAAATCCGCGAACTTGCCTCCGCCGCACACGTCAGCGGCGAGGAAGTCGCGGACATACTCACCTCGGAGCGTTCCTTCGAGGAAATCCGCGAGGAACTCCTGAACCGCCGCGAGAAGTATCTTGCGGAACTGGCGAAGAAGCCCGCGAAGCCCGCAGACGAGGCCCGCGCCGTGATCGACGAGGGCGACAAGACGAAGATTCGCCAGAAGTACGACTTCGCCAAGGTGCTGCGCTACTACGCAGAGGTCGCCGAGTCGAAGTATTCGAGCATCGACATCGGTTTCGAGCGCGAGGTTTCCGACGAACTGGCGAAGCAGACGGGTCGCGCCGTGCAGGGTATCCTCCTTCCCGATTTCATCGGCAACCGCGCGGCGGCGAACGCCAACGACGGCGGACTGACGCTGGGCACCCCGGCTTACAACACCGACTCCAGCGCGGGCGGCATTACCGGGATCGGCGGCGCGGGCAAGAACGTGATCGAGACGCTGCTCCTTGCCGGACAGTTCATCGAGGCTCTTGTCGTCGCGCTTGTCCTTCGCGAACAGTTGGGCGCGGAAGTGCTTACCGGGCTTGTCGGAAACGTCGCCATCCCCAAGGGCGGCAGCATTTCCGGCGGTTGGGTGACTGAGGGCCAAAACGCCCCCAAGAAGAACCCGACCTTTGGGCAGATCACGGCCACGCCGCACACCTACGGCGCGTATGTCGACATTACGCGCAAGCTGCTCCTTCAGTCGTCGTTCGACGTACAGGCCAAGATTTTGCAGTGGCTCATGTACGCTTGCGCGAACGGTTTGGAAACCGCCGCGTTTCAGGGTACTGGAGCGGACGGCCAGCCGAGAGGCCTTTGCACCGCGCTTACTGGTACGGCGTGGGGTAATGCGCCGACGTTCGACAAGATCGTCGACATTATCGCCGCCGCCAAGATTGCGAACTCCTACAAGCCGAGCATGAAGTTTGTGGGTGATGCGGGCGTTTGGGCGAAACTGGCGAAGACCCGCGACTACGAGGTACTGACCGACGGCGCGGCGTCCGACGCGAAGAATGTCGGCGCAATCGGCGGTTCTACCCGTCTGCTTGACACGGCGACCAACAAGCTGATCGGGCGCGATTTCGTCGAGGCGAACCTCATGCCCGCCAAGAAGCTCCTTTTTGGCGATTTCACGCAGCTGACGGTCTGCCTTTGGAGCGGCACGGACATCATCGTCGATCCCTACGCGAACTCCACGAACGGCGGCCTCCGCCTTGTGGCGTTGCAGGACTCCGACATTCTCATCAAGAGGTCGGAATCCTTCGGCCTTGCGACGGGCGTCCACGCCTAACCTTGCGCCCCCGGCGGTGTTGATCGTCCTTCGCCGCCGGGGGAATCATGAAAGCGAAACGCAAATGGGAATCCGCGAAGACATCGCCCACGTAATCGGCTCAATCGCCGCCACCATGCCGGAAGCCGCGCACACCATGCGCCACGGCACGGCAAGCGGCAAGGTCGTGCAGTCGTCGGCGCGTGACTTCGCGGAGGCCGTTTCAGAAGTTGGCCCGGCCGAGGTTGCGCGGTATGTTGCGACGGCGGCCGACTTCCCCGAACTGGACAAGGGCGCGGCCGTCGAGTTGGACGGTTCCCTTCGCGTCGTAGTGTCCCTTAAAACCGACCCCATCGGCGCAACCTACACCGTCGGCATGTCCGACACGTTTGGGAGCAATAGCGCAACCTATCGCGGCAAGCGGCGCGAAGACGGCGCGGTTCGCTCTTTTCAGCATCCTCTTTCCGTTCTGGTTCTTGAATCCGGAACTGCCGACACGTTCGCCGACGCACTTGCGCCGTCTTACGCCGTCGTTTACCTTGTCGCGCTCCGCGCGGAAGACTGGCCCGAAGTCACCGCCCCGGAAGTGTCCGACACAATCGAAGTCGCCCCCGACTGTCACCCTGTCACCTTGAAGGTTTCCACCGTATCGCGGCACGGCGGCTGGTATGTTCTCAAATGCCGCACCAAGGGGTGACGACATGGCGGCCGTGTTTGAGATTTCGGCAGACTTGCCGACCGCTACCATCCAAGGCTTCACCCGCGCTTGCAACCGCTACCGCGAAGAGTTAGGCAACTCGCAAGCCGTCGCCATCCGGCGCGGCACAATCGCGCTCGTTCGCGGCCTACGCGCCCGAACGGCCAAGGCCAAGAAGGTCGTGCCGCTGCAATCCGTGACCAAGTACGACGGCCCCGGCCCGAAGTACATCACCCCCAAGGGCAAGAACCAGAAGCCCCAACGCCGTTGGAAGATCGTCCGGCGCGGCGGTGCCGACAAATGGGCGTATGTCAAACCGGCGGACACACGCGCAGACGCGCGCAGACGGCACGGCGCCATCACGCGCTGGGGACTTGCCAAGCACTCGTGGGGCTGGTTCATGAAGTCGCTTTTCAATCGCGCCGAACAGACCGGCGGCAATCCGAAAACCAAGATAGACGCGCGAATGACCGACGGCTATCTGCGCGAGTATGTTTCCGGCACGAATCCACGCATCGAGGTGCTGATTGTGAACAAGTTGGACTACATCACCGAAGCACTACCACCGACCGCCCTGTCCGACGCAATGTCCGCGGCTACGCGCTACATTGACGGCCAGATTGACAAAGGGATCGCCAAGGCACGAAAGGAACTCGCATGACCCCCGCCGAACTCATCACCCGAAAACTCCGCGACGCGATCGAAGCCGCCGGTGCTTCCGTTCCGGTTTACTCCCTCTTGCTGGAAGCCATGTCCGGAGAACGGCACGAAACGCCGTCAAGCGGCATCGCCATCAACGTCCATATCACAGGGCAACATGCCGAGCCGCTACCGATTTACACGTTCGGCGTTTCGGCCATCCTCACTTGTTCCATCGACGACGACAAGGGCGGCGTTCTGTTCAAGCGGAACTACAACGCGATATGGGCGGTGTTTGACCGTTTGGCAAGGGGTGACAACTGCGCGGAGATTTGCGGCGACGGTTTTGCCGCCGACGGCTTCCAGTTGTCCGAAGGCGACCCGCCGGACTTCCAAGAGGACGAAAACGGCGGGTCGTGGACTGTCACTTTTGCGGCAACCATTACGGGCCGCGCTTAACAGAAAGGGAAAAACAACATGGCAAACAAAGGATTCAGCGCACCCGTCAATTTTTGGGGAGACCTTCCCGGATTGACCGCGAAGTCCTCACAGGACGGCCGCACGTCTTCCGTCGCGGAGTGTCCCAACTCTTACGGCGACACCGTCGCGCACGACGTTTACGGCGACGTTATCGCCCCGTCCGTCGAATACGCGGTGACAGGCGAAATCAAGAAGGCGGATGTGCTTATCGCGCTCGGCGCGGTGTTCAAGCACGGCGAGAAGTACATCATGCCGACGACTGTCGCCGTCAACACGCAAGCCGGAACGCCGCCGACTGTCACCATCTCCGGTGTCGAAGTCGAAGCGGGGGCGAAGTCCTTGCGCACGTATCCCGTGAACATCGACCTCACGCCGCGTTCCAAGGCTCAAGACGTGGTCGGGGCGTTTACCGCGTCCGACAAGTTCACGCAGATTAACACGACCATCGCGGTCGACCCGCACGTCCAGACCGTCGCCGGTGCGCCTGTTTCGTCCGACGCTGGCCACGGGCGCATCGAGGTACAGGCGACCATGACCGACGGCGACGGCACGGGCGCAATCACGGCTTCACAGGACGGCGGTTTTACCGTCACCACGGCTCCGTCCGAATCCGACGGCGACGCGGCGTACATCACCAGAGCCGCCACCGCCACCAAGTACCTCATCGGCACGGAAGCGGCGTAATGTTCTCGCAGCTTGCCAAGGAAGACCTCGACGATCTTCGCGCCGAAGGCTTGAAGCCGACGGACGAGGACATCATAAGGCTTCACGCGCTGGCCGCAGTCATTACCGACGGCCCGGAGACCACCGCGTACAATTTCCCCCGCCATGCACACGCGGGGGGTATTGTTTTCTACGAGCCGACAATGGCCTCGTTCTTCTGGTACTACTACGCCAAGCAGTACGCCGACGACACCGCCACCGAGGACTGGCTTTTCGCGTTCGCTTGCGCACATGGTCGCGACCGTGGCTATCTGCGCGACCTCAAAGACCCCGAAGAGATACAATGCGCCCTCGGCGTGTTCATCGGCTCATGCACCGCCACGAAGGAAGAGGTCGACAACGCGGTGTACTACGTTTCGGTAGGCGACAACGTGCGCCCGGAGAAGACCGCACTCGCCAAGAAGCAAGAAGCCGCCATGACCCCGGACGACCGCGAACGCGCCAACTACCGGGAACTTGAGGTGCGCTTGTCGAAGGCGGCCGCCGTGACCGGGTTCACTTACGACGAGCTCATGTGTCAAACGCCGTCGCGCTTGCGCGGCTATCTGTACGAGGCGCATGTCGAAGCCGGGATGAAACTCACCAAGTCCAGCACGAAGGCGCATGCCGACTATCTGGCGACCCTTCACACGATCGCCGAACGTCTGCGGAATGAGAAGAAGGCGCAAGACCCGCCCGCTTGAGTTTGCGTTGCGTTCCCTTCCTTCCTTTTGCCGCGTCCGTTTGAGTTTCCGGGCGCGGCTTTTCTTTTTACCGTCTGGCGAATGTTGAAGGAGTACACAATGGCAAACAAGCAGATAAGAATCAGCATCACTTCTGCGCTTAACGCCGCCGGAATCGAAGCGACGAAAGCCCAAGTCGGCTCAATGGCACAGGCGTTGCAGAAGTCTATGGGCGACGCGGCGAAATCGAACCGCATCCATTGGGCGGACATCAAGGCGGCATGGGATATTGGTTGCGCCGCAATCCGCAAGGCATGGCAGCTTGCAAGTTCCGGGCTTAAATCGGCGTTCAAGTTCGAGACGCAGACCACGCAGTTTAAGTCGCTCATCGGCGACATCGACGAAGCCAAGCGACACATGCAAGACTTGAAAGAATTGGGCGACACGCCACCCTTCGGCCTTGACGATTTCGCCAAGGCTTCCCGTGCGCTCATGCGAATGACTGACGGCGCGTTGGGCTACAAGAAGTCGCTGGAACTCATCGGCGACACGGCGGCGGCCACCGGTTATTCGATAGAGGAACTCGGCCAGGCCGTCGGCCGAATGTATGCCTTCATTCGAGACGGCCAGCCGTTGTCACGCGCCGTGATGCAGTTGCGCAACATGGGCGTTATTACGCCGGAAGTCGCGCAGAAACTTCAAGACTTGCAAGACGCGGGAGCGTCAAATGCGCAACTTTGGGCGGAAGTCGAAAAGCAACTCAGCCGCTACAAGGGCGCAATGGCCGAAACCGAAAAGACGGGAGACGGCCTTATCGGTGCAATTCAGAGCCGTTGGGACAACATCGTCCGCGCGTTCGGAAATGCGCTCATGGATGAAGCAAAAGGCGGCCTTTCCGCAGTCCATGACGCGGCGAAGGAATTGGAAGAAAACGGATCCATCGAGGTTTGGGCGAACAAGACCATCGAAGCCTTCAACATCGTCAAGGAAGGAGCGTCGGCCGTCGGCAAGGCGTTGAAGTGGGTATGGGAAAAGTCCGGCCTTTCCGACGTTTGGGCCATCGGCAAGGGAACGATTCAGAGTGCCGGGTACGCAGTCACGCGTGCCGCCGCCGGAATCGCAAACGGCGAGGGTGTTCTTGATGCGCTTGCCGCAGCGAACCGTGAAGGCGGCGAAGTCTTCGCCAAGAATGTCGCCAAGGGCCACTGGCTGGGCAAGGCGGCCGAGAACGGCTTGCTGGGTTCCGCGTACAAATGGGCGGCCGACGACAACAAGAGCGACGAGGAGCATGAAGCGAAGAAGGAAGAGGAAATCCGCGAACGTGTCCGCCGTGAGAAGCGCGAGAAGGAAGAACGGGCCGCAGCTGAAAAGGCGAAGCGCGAAGCCGAAGAGGAAGAGCGAATAAAGAAGAACCTCGCCGACGCGCAGAAGAAGAAGGACGAAGCCGACGCGAAGGCCGCCGCCGAGAAGAAAGCCAAAGAGGAAAAGAAGGCCGCCGAAAAGGCCGCCGCCGAACGCGCCCGGCTTGACGCACAGGAAGCGGCACGGCGCGAACGCCAACTGCAGAAGGAGTATGCCGACAAGATCCGCAACCATCAGAACCTCCTCAACGCCGAACGCGAAGCCGAAGCTGAGATGCGCAACAACGTCGCTGCGGCCGACGCGAAACTGCAACAGGCGTGGGGCTGGTATCGTGACAAGGACTCAATGGCCGCGCAAATGGCCGAAGAGAAGGCGAACGCCGCAGCCCTCAAACAGTTTGAGAAGGACTTTGAAAAACTGAAAAGCCGCCACCGCGACTGGCGCGAAGCCGAAAATCTGTCAGTCGACGACGAAGCGGTGCGCCGTGTCGCGCTGGCGCGTGAAGAGAAGCAGAACGCCGAACGCCACCTCTCCGAGATTGAGCGCAACACGGCGGAACTTGCCGAAAAACTGGAGGAACTTCTGTCAATGAAAGGCGGTGAATAATGGGGTACGCAACTTATACGACGGGCGATCGCGGAATTGTGCGCCAGCGCGAATATCGCACCTTGATTGGCGCGGAACTGGTGCCGGCCGTTATTGTGGACGGAGTGCCGACAAGTTGGCGGCGGCAAATGCTGATAGGTACAGTCGTCGAGAAGACGCGCGAAATTGTCGGTCTGTCAAAAGCCGACGCGCACTACACCGGCACGGTGACGTTGGCTGACGGCTCTTCCGTCACCCTTTCGTGTGCGACCACGTTCACCGGCGGCGAGAATCCGCTGGAGACCTATTCGCGCGAAATTGAGCGCATCCCCGTCATGGGGACTAAATTCTGGACACTTCGCATTTCCGAACGTGTCACCAACTACGAGGTGGAATTATGAGTTCGTTTCACGTCACCGACAACTTCAAGCCCGGAACGCCCATCGTCGCCATCGGCACGGAGTGGTTCAACAAGGTCGGCGGCTTCCTTAATTCGCTCATCGGCGGTTTGGGTGTCAAGATACGCAAGAACAACCGCCCGTCCGCGTCTGCGCCCATTATCATCGAAATCGACCCCGACGCAGTCCGCAAGGCGTTGCAGATTAAGGAGACGAAGTTTCAAGAGTTTGAAACGCCGAGCGAGGAAAATTCCACGGTTTCGACGGGCCACGCCATGAACGCGCTCCTTCAGACGGAATGGACGCGCGGAAGCAACAAGGGTTTCACTTGCTACTTGCCGTTCGATTCATGGGGCGACGGCGTGAGCCGTTCCATCGCGTGGAGAAAATGCGAGTTTGACCGTTTCGGCACGATCCAGCGCGTCCACAAGCAGACCCTCCGCACCGAATCGGTGAACATCGACCAGTTGTGACAATTAGGAGAAAAACATGAACGCAAAAATTAAAGTTCAAGTAAATCGGCTCAACTTCCCGCTGCAGACCCTGTTTGCGCGGCAGTTTTCCGCGTACCGCTTGAAGGCGATCGGCATCCCCGGCGACGCATCGGGTGTATTCCTTCGCATCGTTTCGGCCGACGGTCAGTCGTTCCGCGACTTTCCCGGCGTGTCTCTTGCCGTTCCCGGCGAGTGGCGCGTGACTGTTCCGGCGTTGGCCTTCGACGCGACCGGCGACTTCCTCTACGAGCTGCACGGCATGCAAGACGGCGACGCGGTTGCGCTCGGACGCGGCCGGTGCGTCGTCCAGCCGTTCACGCCCGGAGACGCCGCACCCTCGCCGGGTACGCCCGTCACGTTCGCCAAAATGCCCACGCGCGACGGCGGCTGGGTGAACTGCGTCGCCGTCATGGACGAAACCGGCGAATATACCTACGAGTTTGAACGAATCAGCGAAGACGGGGAGAAGTAAAAAATGAGAAAATCCTTGATAATCGTTGCGGCGGCGTTCGCCGCATTTTCTGCGTTCGGCAAGGGCGCGACACAGGAATGGGTGCGCCGCCAGTTGTCCGCGCTACGTCCGCAGAACAGCACGAACCACGTGGTGACGGCTACGGTTCCCACTACATGGATCGATGACCAAGAGGGCGGCACGGCTACATGCACAATCACCACGGAGATCGGCGCGCATCCGGCGTTGAAGGTTGTCGCGTCTACCGTCGCGGAGATCCCCGTCGGCACGTTCTACGCACGCGACGACCAAGGCGTTTACCACAACGCGGCAAACGATCTTGTTTCGACGATCTACGCGACCCCCTACACCGTGACACAGACGACGACGAACGCGCTGGGGGTGGTTTCTACGAAGGCCGTGCGGATGGGCCACTTCTGGGCCGTCGATACATCCGGTAGGGCGTGGCGTATGGGGATAGACGGCGACACCCTGTTGTATCTAACAGAAGACCGGACAAAGTACATTGCGCTCCGTTCGACAACACTTCCGGCGCGTTGCCTTGCCGCGTTGCTACCGGCCGCGAACGCCCCGCTGACGGTTCGCGCCATGTTGTCGCTGCTATTACCGACCGTGAACGCAGCCAACGATGAGGTGGTTTATACGATCAACGGCGAAACCACGGTGACCGTTGGGCAGATAACCTTCACCCGCCGCAACAAGTTTGGTAAGGAAACGGTGATAACATTCACCCCCAAGGATCTGCAGGGGGTGTACACCGGGCCGCTCGGGCCGTTCGACACAAAGGAACAGGCGCAGAACGCACTCAAAAACCTCGACAACTGGAACTTTGGGGATTGGGATACAATTTGGAACGATCTCGGCGTTTCCCGCATGACCTACGAAGAATTCGAAAATTCCGACATATGGAAACAACTGGTGACCCTGTTTGAGACGGAGAAAAAAGAGGAGATCGTGGAAACGCCGCAGGTGCCGCAACATCCGTGCCCGGCTCCGGATGATTTTTGGGTGCTGGACGAAAAAGCGAACGACTGGAAGGTGAACACCAAGTACCGCGCGGGAAACGACCCCTACAACTACAACCGGGATGCCATCGAGCAATGGCGCGGCGAAAATAACTGCGAGTGCGCGTTTGTTGGGTGTCCGAACCATAAGGTGCCGAAACATCGAGTCGGGCGCGTAAAAAGATCGCACGGCAAGTATGTGACGACGGACGACGTGGACGGTGGCGACGGTTGCAAATGCTGCATCCGGTGCCTGACCTACGGAAGCGACCCGATGAAAACCATCGCGGAGTACAACGATCACAGGGGCGCAGGCGAGGGTAGTGGTTGGTGCGGGTGCGCTTGCCGAATGTACACACCCTCCAATGAGGATGAATGGCCGCGAGACTATCACAACAGACCGTCACGCGCAGGTGGTTTGGACTTCGCCTGTTTGTGCTATTGCGGTCGGGAGAAGGCCAGCGCGGGGAAGTTTGTGCAACACTTGAAGTACGCGGGGGACAGCCCAAGGTGTGAGAAGATCTGCGGCGCGTGCGGACTGGTAGAGGACGAAGAGACCTATATTTCCCATAACTGGCCAGCCTTCGACACCCGGCACGTGAAACTTCGAGAAGCGGAGTGGAGTGACCACACGCCGCGAAGTGAAGCGGAGGACGGCGCGAACACCGTCACCGACCCCACATACTACCAGCGGTGCGGTTGTGCGTGCGGCGAATATGACGCCGCGAAAACGAGCGGCCTCCCGGCGGAGTTCGCGTCGTTCCATCAACAGAAGGAGGGCAGTTGCCATTGCCAATGCGGCCAGACGCACACGAAGAACAAGATCGGGGACACCGCCGTGGAACCGTTCCCGTGTTCGGAGATCTGCGCCGTTTGCTTTAAGGTTGAAGACGCGGACAGCGACGCGGTTTTCACGTTCGACGGCGAGAACTACAAGAAGGTCGTTATGATCGAGCCGACGGAGGAGAAATATCACACGCCGCAGGGCGTCATTTGCGGGTGCAAATGCTACAACGACGTGGGCGCACGGCACACATGGAGCATTGGCGGGAAAGCACCGGAAACCGTGCCAGCAGCCGACGGCGGCCACATGCCGGACTTCCATGTTTTGAACGCGGGGACGTGCGGATGTGAGTGCGGGGCTGTCATACGCGAGACCCTTTTGCCTACGTATCACCCACCGGGGCATGAGGAGTTGGGGCCTTGCTGGTGCAAGTGCGGCGTGTATCACATCGGGTACAGCCAGAAAACCAAGTGCCGCGTCTGCATGAATTGCGGCATGACTGAAAATGGCGACATTCCGGCGGACGAATCCCTGCACGTTTTGAAGGACGGCGCAACAGGTGAAGCCGGGGAGAACATCTGCCGATGCGAGTGCGGTTATTATTCCAGCGAGGGGGCGTTCACGACCGTGGACGGCGGTTCGAACACCGTCTGGGAAGCCGTGGCACGCCAGCCGTCCGCGTCCGGATTGCTGCACGCGTTCGACACATCCGACGGCGCGAAGAACGACCTCGGTTCCTTGCCGTGCGAGTGTTTCTGCAAGGGCAAGCACGAAGCGCGGATGGCCACCACCTACCAAAAGAACAACTACGGCGACAAGATATGCCCGAATATCTGCACCTACTGCAAGAAGCGGCTGAAGGACGGGAGCGCAGCGACGGAACAGGATCACGACCCGCGCCCCACCAGCGATAAACATTGCGGGTGCAGGTGTCGATATTATGGAATCGACCCAGAACACGAAACCGCCGGGCGTGCCGCCCAATCGGCGCACCTGCACATCCAGAGCAAGGGGAACGCCGAGGGCGTTGCGTATTGCCAATGTTTTGGAGCGGGAACCGGCGGCAAGCACCACTGGCACTACAAGCGGACAGCGTGCGAGAAGATCTGCGAATATGTCCGGACGGGCGACAAGTTGGGCCACCTTGCCACGGAAAGCGGCCACGAAATCGGCTTCAAGGAAGCCAAGGGCGAAGACCACACGCCGAAGGCCCACGGGTGCGGGTGCGCGTGTGGGTTGTGCGGCGAAAATACAAAGACCCTGTGGGCGGACGTGAAGACCCTCCACAAACCGGCGCAGAACGCGACCGACCGTTGCCATTGTGAGTGCGAGAAGAAACACCTCGTCGGAAGTGGCGAGGGTGGACACGAATGGCCGCCGCTTGCCGCCGTGAACGCCTGCACCTGCACTTGCGGCGAGAAGCACCGCGACGACTGGGTGAATGCTTGCGGCTTCTGTTCCGTTTGCGGCAACATCTGGCGCGACGGCCGCCGCCTTGACGCATCCGTCAAGCAGAACCACTTGTGGACTTATGGCGGTTGCTACTGCGACGGCGGTTGCGTCGTCGGCGGCGCGAAGATCCTCCACCCCGACGGCCACCGCTACATGAAGAACAAATGCGTCTGCCTTTGCGGTGAAACGACGCGCGAACACATCCTCGTCGAGCAGAAGGAGCGCGTCGGGCAGTGGACTTGTTGGAAGTGCAACGCCGTATTTTTGAACTTCCGCGTCACGACTGTCTGTTCCCGTTGCGGGACGACTGTATCGACCGAACACATCGGCTCCGTCGGTGAACACAACCCCGGATGCGGAGAACCGAAGCCGTCGTGCTGGAAGTGCGGCTGCCATTGCACCACATGGGGAACGCATGCCACTTGCAACGCCCACTACTGCAACGCATGCTGCACAAAGAAGCCGCCGAAACCGCCGCGGCCACCGAAACCCAATCCGGACGATCCGGATCCTGACGAGCCGGAACCCGAACCGCCGGAGCCGTATGTGACTTGCAAGCACCCGCGCACCGAAACCCACGACTGGGACTACCATTGGACTTGCGAAGAGTGTTCAAGCGATTTCCACGACTGGGGCTGGCGCAAGCATTGCGCAGACTGCGGCGCATACATAGATGGCGAAACGCACAGCGAAGGCAAGCACGGGCCGCCTTGCAACGGCGAAGACCCCGGCCATGTGTGCGAGTCGTCTTTATGCGGTGAAGCATTGAATGACGGCGGCACTTGCCAAGAATCCTACTGCCATTCGTGCGAATCTTGCCCGAACGCGTCCCAACACAAGAACCACCACGGCGGCAACGGCGGCTCGGGCGGCGGTGGACTTGACGACATCTAACAACACGAAAGGAACACAACCATGAAACGCATCATCCTGTTCTCTTCGCTTTTCGCGCTCTTCACACTTCGCGCCGCCGACATGTCGGGCGACTTCAACACGTGGCTCGGCTACATCGCCGGAATCAACGCCGACGGCGACCGCACCACCGTTCAAGGCGCGGGTGCTGGCGGCGAAGCGACCGGCCTTATCCGCACCGACCTCATCGGCGCGGCGGCTGGCGCGTATTCGTCGAACCTCACCGATTGCGTCGGCATTGGCTACCGCGCCTTGCGCAATGCTGGCGACATGCGCGAGGTCGTCGCCATCGGTTCGGGCGCGTTCACAAATCGCACGGGGCTGACCCGCGCAACGTACATCAACGGCCAGTTCGTCGCCTACGGCCAGAACAACACCTTCGCCGTCAAGGCGAACCGCAATACGCCCGACACCAACGCGCCCATTTACTACGCGGACGGGGTGCTTAATCTCAATGCCGACGAGATACGGTTCAACGGCGCAACGGCTTCAACCGGCGGCACGACCGGAAGCACCTCCGCGCCGTCGCTTGCCGGGTTCGACCTGTATGTTGATTGTGTGAACGGCGACGACTCAAATGCTGGCACAACACCCGGCACGGCCAAGCGGACGATTGACGGGGCATACGCGGCAGTCACCAACCACGATATGACCATTTGCCTCATGCCGGGCGTACACCTCACACCAACCAACATCGTCGGCGGACAAGTTGGAACGGCCGACGACTACCCGGAATACAGGATCCATCTCATCGCGCCGTATGGCAAGGGAAAAACAATCATAGACGGAGAGGGTGCGCGTGGGTTGTGGGGTTGCTCTTATCCGTTCGCGTCGGTGGAAGGTTGCACAATTCGCAACACAAAAGTCCGGCGCACTCATCGCCCGGTGTTTTTCGCCGTGTATTTTGTGGACTGCGATTTCGACACTTCAAACAATCCCATAAAAGACGGCTCGAAAAATTGCCTTTTCATGTATTGCGTGTTGGAACGGTGTACCGTTCGCGGTGGAATTTCAACCACCTTTTCAACCGATCTCGGCGACTATCCAAACATAAGTAGCGGAGTCTTTGAAAGTTGCGACGCGTTCGATACTGTTTTCGACCTTGCTTCAACCGGCACGTGTTATACGGCGTTTAGAAACTCATATTTTGAAAATTGCTTTTATAGCATAGGCAAGGTGTGGCGGTTCAATAGTGGGACGGAGTCTTCGGTGCTGGGGAATGCGTCGGGCTTCCGTGATAGTACCATCATTTGCCCGGGCGACTTTTTGGACGTTCCAATCCTACCTGCCGTTGGTTGCCTTTTCGGTTTGGGAACTACAAACTCGGTGCCGGTTTACAGCTCGGTCGAAAGTTCCGTCTGCACCAACGCGGCGACGGTTGCAGCGTTAATCCAGAGCGACTACCGCCCCGCCGTGGGTGACTGGCGGCATCGTTTCGTTGGCTACGAATCGGCGGCCGAACGCGCAACGCGCGACAGCATGGAAAATTCGATTGTCGACGCGTTGCTCAAAAATGAGAATTTGAACATTTCCCCGGCGGCGACCATGAGCCTTTTGAGCCTTATGGTGGAAAACGAAGCGGAGAACCTTCCGGCCGTGGCGAATCGCGGCACGAACTCCATCCCGGCGGGGACTGTCTTGCAGCTTCCGCCCGATCCATAACGCGCCGCCGACATCTGGAAAACGAAGATGGCTGAACTCCGGTTCAGCCTTTTTCTTTTTTACCGTCGAGCGAATGGCGGAAAGGAAAGGCAAACATGGTTAAAATCTTTTCGGGAGACGATACCAACTTTAGAGACGACCAACGTCTTGCGCTCACATTTTCGGCGCCGGACGTTGATTTCGAGGGCTGCACCGCCGAGTTGGAATTTCTGGGACATCGTCGCGTTTTCCCGTCTGTATCGGACGGCGGCCGTCTGTCGTTTTCGTTTTCGGCCGACGAAACGCGCGGAATGCCCGTGGGTGTTCACCGCGTGACCATCTGTCTGCGCGACGCGTCCGGGCGCGTTCGCACAATCGACAACACGCAACGCATAAAAGTCACCGACGACGTGAACGAAGCCTACGGCGACGCGGAACAGGAACTGAAGGTGTCGGTCGTTGGCGCGTCTGGCGGTGCGTCCTTGCCGGAAATCCCCAACGACTTGAGCGCGGAGCCGTCTGATTCAATCGGCGACTTCAAGGCGAAGTTCAACCGGCTCCTCGCCGTGTTGCGCGGCGTGGCGGTTGTGCTTGCCGTCCTTGCCTGTTTCCCCGTGTCCGCGCAAGTGATAGATATCGGCGGCACTCCGGCATACGGGTCGCTTAACGATCTGCCCGGCACGACCCCCATCATGACCAATGTGGTGGACTACATCGAGGGGGAACTTTGGGAACTCCAACAGCGCGGTATTAATGCCAGCAAGGCAACCGCGCTCGGATCATGGGGAGCGACCGTCGGCATGACCAGTTGGGGCGTTGCGTGGAATGCGGACACCAAGCGGCTCGTTGCGTCGTGGAGTTATTTGCCGGACTTCGGCAGCGAGACTGTCGCGTATGTGTCCGACGTGACCAACATCGTCCGCGAAGCCAATGGCACGGTGTGGGACGACGCGCTCGGCGTGGCGTGGCAAGCAAGAATGCACAACGGCCACCTCTATTACATCGCGGTGACCAACCAACCTCCGGAGGTGAAATGATGAAAGGCTTTCTGTCGGGTTTTTGGGCTGTTGTGAAGATGTTTTTGTTGGCCGCTTTTTTGGCCTATTCACCCTTTATCGGTTTTTTTTTCGGTGCATGGCTGGATGGTGTAGATGTTTGGAGCATATTAAAGGAGGCGTTTTGATGAAAACTCAACTTTTCGCGTTTTTGAGTTTTGGCGTTGCGTGTTTCGCCGCGTTCGGCGAAGCGACGACAAACGAGGTTCTTTTCGTGGACGGCGAGGGCAACGTAAACCGCCCGGAGACACTTGCCACGACCGCGCAAATGGCCGCGAACGAAGCCGCCATCTTGACGGCCGAACAGAAAGCCGCAGCCGCCGAAGCCGCCGCCAGAGAGGGAACGAACCTCGTGCGTGACCTCATCCGTGACATCACCGCGAACGAGTTGGTGATTTACCGGCAAGGCTTCACCGACGCGTTCGGCGTTGCGGTGATTATCGACCCGAACGCGGAGCTCGTCGTTTCGTCCTTCAAGCCGCTGGACACCATCGACAACGAAGGACGACAGGCGTTCGAGTTGGAGTATCGGCTTTTCAACAGCCAACCCATCGGCACGAAGCCCATCGTGAAGTACGCGCCGACAATCGCCAACGGCCGCGACGGGCTGGAGCCGCTTCCGGCTTCCCAAGTGTCCGAACCCGTCAGCATGGGAACGGAGACGGACGAAAACGGCAAGGTGTGGTACAAGTCGCGGATTGTGTTTCACGCCACGCAAAGCACGATCGGATTCTTCATTATCAACCTCACCGCCGACGACGCGGCCGGCGACGGTTGGACGTTTGACTTGCCGCATGGTGTCAAGGGCGGGCTGACCATCGACTGGCCGTTCGGTTCGCGCACCCTTGAATTTGTCGGCGGCCTTTGCATGGGGGTGAAGTAATGCGGAGACAATTCAGAAAATGGGCGGACTTCGCCAAGCGCAAACCAATCGAGGCGACGTTCATCTGGTGCATGGTTGGCATCGCCGTGTTGTGGGGCGGCACGAAACCGAACCCTCCGCCGCCTTCCGTCGAGGAAGAGGGCATCAAGATCGTGAACCATTCCGTCACGAAGGACGGCGTTGCCGTCGAATTTGAGACGACTGACCCCCGCGTGACCGACGAGACCGAGTTTGTCGTGGAGTTCCGCAAACGCCCCATCATGCTGGGCGACACCATCGTCGAAACCCCCGACGACTTGAAATGGCGCGAACTGGGGCGCACGAAATCGCGCAAGGTGTTGCGTGAGATATTCCTTCTTGATTCGACATTCGAGATGCGCGTCCGCGCCGACATCACCGGAAGCGAGGTGACCGAATGACACGCCCCGCCGCTTTGCTTGCCGCCCTTGTCGCGCTTCTGGTGTCAATCCTTGCCGCCCGTGCCGACACCGTCGCCACCACCAACGAAACCGACACGGCGGTCGTCACGAACGTCTTTCTGGTGTCGCCGGTTGTCACGCAGAAGGCGTGGACACGGCAAGCAGTCCTCGCCACGCCGTCGAATACCATCAAGGACTTGTCCGGCGTGTTCGTGGAAGCCGCCGAAGCCGCAGTCCATAGCAACGAAGCGGCAAGAATAGAAGCCGTGTCGGCGGCCGCGATCGAGGGAATGCGCAATGCCTTCGCCGCGTTGTATGCAGTCACGGGCAACATCAAGCGCACCGCGCACCATATCGCGCTGGTTGTTCCGCCATCGGAAGCCCCCTCATCGCTTCAAGGGTTCGTCGTGAAGGAGACGACCGACGGCGTGACCGACACGCAGTGGGTTTGGTATTCCCACATCTTGCCGACCGCGCCTGTTCGCCGCGTGGTTTACACCACACCCGCCGGGAAGTTTTCACAGGCGGCGAAGTGGGAGAACTGGAGCAAGGACGGCGAAGACATGTTGGCCGTGGACGGCCGCGTCTGGCGCGGTTGCCACAAATGCACAATCACGCGCCCGGAAGCGGCACGGCGCATCCCGGCATTGTCGCGCCAGAATGAAAGGTTCGGCGGCGCGGACGGGTTCGACTTCGGCGCGGCGTTGGTGACAGTTGGCGGTCGTCCGACATTCACCGGCACCATCACGAACGACATCACAGGCGAGGTTGTCCGGTTTGACAACGGAGTCCACAAAGCAGGAGCAACGAAATGAAGAAATGTGTTTTTACCCTTGCCGCGGCCTTGCTGGCGGTGTTCGCCCTTGACGCGGCGACGGACTGGAACTATACGCGACTGCGCAAGCGCGTAGTCGGGCGCGAACTTATCGACAACGGTGCGCAAGTTGTCTATACCTACGAGCAAGCCGGGCGCACATGGAGCGAGACCAACGCCGTGCGCCGTCTTGCGATCCAGCGCGAAATCCGCTACTCAAAACTAAAACTCATCACCGCCGCCAAGGACGCCGGGAAATGGGCGGACGTTAAAGCATTCATCCGACAGGCGGACATGGAAGACGAGTGGAATGCTTGCCAGTTCATTTCGTCGCTCCATCCCGCGTACATCGCCGCGACCAACGCAGTGGTTTCGGCCGGTATCGCCACCGCCGACGAGGTGCAAATGTTCATGAAAGCGGCGGAGGACTGACATGTCAGACAACACACATGATCGTATTTTTGACAAGCTGGACGAAATCGGCGAGAGGCTTGCCGCCCTTGGCGCGACCTGTCCGGCACGCGAGAAACGTTTGGACGCGATTGATACGCGTTTGCGGCAAGTTGAGGCCGTGCAGAACAAAGCCATCGGCATTGTGACCGTCGTGTCGCTGTTCGTCGGCGCAATCGGCGCAATAATCACTGCAATCATAAAGAAGGCATTATCGCTATGAGCTACTTCGTGAAAATGCCGGCCATACGCGGCACGGCGGAATCCGGGAACGTGACCCTCCTTGAACATTGGGCGGTCAAGGGACGGCTTGACGACGGGCGCGTGTTCGTCATCCACATCAAGCCCGGTTTTGAGTTCGACGGCGCAAGCATCCCACGCGCCTTGTGGCGCGTCTGCGGCCATCCGATGGAGTGTCCCCGCCTTGCCGCCGCGCTTGCCCACGACTGGCTCTATCGCGCCCACATCTGCAAGCGCGAAGTCGCCGACCAGATATACCGCGCCATCAGCAGAAATGCGGGCATCTCCGCCTTTGCCGCTGGTACGGAATACTACACCCTCCGCCTTTTTGGCGGATCTGCGTGGGACGGCTGGAACGCCGACGACCAACGCGCCGCCCGTAAATCAGGCCGCCTCCGCTGGTATTGACCAAAAACCCAAAACCCAAAAACCGAAACAAGGAAACCGAAACCATGAAAACCGAACCCATCAACCCCAAACTCGCCCCCGAAAAAGTCCCGCTTTTCGACATCCTCTATCTGATCGTCTGCCTTGCCGTATTCGCGCTCCTTGCCGGTTGCGCAACGAAGACGCGCCACATCGACCTTGCCGGAGCGTACGCATCGCAAGCCGGAACCCTTGCCGTCGGCTCCATCGAGATCCAAAGCGCACCGGAGGGCGCGGAATCGGCTATGGTTGCCTACGAGGACGACACATCATGGTTCAGCGACGAGAAGAAGCACAAAATACGCATTCTCTTGACCGGCACGAACTCCACAGCATCCGCCGGGGAGATTGTGAAGGATATCTGCACGGCATTCACCGCAACCGCAACGGTTCTCAAGGGCGAGGGGTGCAAATGCGCCGACGGTTGCACCTGTTCGCCCTGCAAGTGCGACCCGTGCAAGTGCGGCATGCGCGAACCGTCCGACAAGCCCGAAGAGCCTCCTCCGTCCGTTGAAGAGATTTGAACCGCTTGCGCCACATTGGAGAACTTCGCCCCGTTGCCACTTCGGCCGCGGGGCGTTGCTTTTTCACCCAAGAGCCTCAACGGCTGGAGTTGCGCGGCGAATCATCTCCTCTTCCACCGCGTCGAAGGTGTACACGTCGGTGATACATCCCCCGCCAGTATGCCCCAGGACGGCCCGTGCCGCGTCCAAGCCGAACGCGCGGCGGACTTCCGTGCCGAATGCGTGGCGCAGTCTGTTCGCGCCCCACGGGGCGATTTTGGCGCGTCTGCAAGCGGCGGCGATTGTTTTGGTGTACGCGTCGGTCGTCCAGCGTTCGCCAAGGACGCGCGGAACGTGCGGCGCGTCCTTACGCTTGCCGTAAACCGGCGTGACCCTTGCGGCACGTCTGGCCATTACATGTTCCTCCATCGCGGCCATCGGCGAGAAGGGAACGTCGCCGCCGTCCTTGTGGCGTGTGAGTATTTCCCGCGCCTTCGGGCCAAGGCACACGACGCGGGGCATCCCCAGTTCGCCGCGCCATTCGTTCTTGTTCGCTTCCGGCGGCACACGATAGACCCAAGGGGTGCGCGTGGTGTCAATATGAGACCAGCGCAAGGCGCAGAGTTCGCAAGGCCGCATCCCCGTCAATCGGTGGAGCCGCACCATGTCGGCCGTGTTGGCGACCATGTGTGCGACCGTGGCGGCAATCGTATCGTCCGAGACGGGGCGGACTGGCTGGCATTCCGGAGCGGCCGACCTTCCGCGCTTCACGCCCTTGACTTGCGTCAGTTCCGCCTTGACTGCGGCCGGAATCAGAGCCTCGTCCAACGCCCACGAAATCATGTATTTGACGCGCCAGAGCCGGGCGTTCACGGTCGAGCGCGACACCCCGGAGCGGACGAGCGCGTCGCGGAGTTGCAGCATATCGCCGTGCGTCAATTCGGCCAGAGCCGCGCCGCCGAACATTTCCCGGAACAGACGCACGTCGAGCACGGCGTTCACCGCCGTGCTTGTGCCCTTGTAGTATTCGCGGCAATGATCAGCCCAAGCCGCGCAGAGATCGGCGACCGTTGCGCCGCGAGGCTCATGCCGTGCGGCTTGCCGTGTGTGTTCCTCCCAATATCGTGCGGCGGCGTCTTCCGCCATCTTGCGCGGGCGATCCGTCCGCATGGTATGTGTTGAGTTGGGAGCCTTGAGCGGCACGTTTCGCCGCGTCTTTTCGCCCGGCAGTTTCACCGAGTAGTACCAGAGGCCGTGGTTATCCCAGACCGACCCCGTTTGCTTCATTTTCATTTGTGTGCACACTTTCCGCCGTTTCCGGCAAACCCGTGAGGCTTGTCTTAAAGTGTATTAAAACACCCCAAAACGCCCCGTCCGGGCGGGCGACCGCGAGGATGAGAACACGCAGAAACCCTTGTATTTGCACACAATCCGAACTGGTGGAGATAAGGGGAGTCGAACCCCTGACCTTCTCAATGCCATTGAGACGCTCTACCAACTGAGCTATATCCCCGAAAAAGAAAACGCGTGTATGTTATCAAAATACAGGGACGAGTGCAAGCGTTTTCTTTTGAAATTTTTGAAGGAGCTAAAATGGCTGCATGTGGTATACTTTTGGGCATGAATATGCGATTTTCAGTTGTTCTTGTCCGTCCGGAGATACCGCACAACACAGGTGCGATAGGAAGACTGTGCGTTGGGCTCGGAGTGCCGCTTCATCTTGTTCGTCCGCTGGGTTTCC